CCATAGGTTGGGCATTGGGTGAATCCGAGATTCAACAATACATACTGGATAGGTACTCAGAGTCGTTAAAAAAGAGACATTTGGTTGATAATTAACCCCTGGACAAGTCTACTCAATAGATTCAAAAGAAGGCCTGGACAATGCCAAACCGAATAATAAAAGAGTCGATATGTACATCTGAGACGATTAATCTTTTAACTCCCGATTTGGAAACGTTTTTCTATCGCCTGATGGTTCAATGTGATGATTTCGGACGTATGGATGCCCGGCCAAGTGTGATCCGATCACGTTGTTATCCTCTTCGTTTAAATAAAGTCACGGATAAGCAAATAACTCTTTGGGTTAACAAATTGGCACAGGTTGATCTGATTAAAATTTACTCAACTGACAGTAAATATTTTCTCCAAATAACTACCTGGGAAAAACATCAACAGATAAGGGCTAAGAGAAGTAAATATCCAGAACCTGAAATCTATTGCAATCAATTGATAGCAGATGATATCAAAAACACTCAGGCTCAAAATGAGGCTAAACTCGAAGAATCTGATAGCAATGGAAATCAATTGATAGCAGATGATAGCATATGTCCCCGTAATCCAATCCAATCCAATCCGAATCCTATTCGTAATCCGAATACAGTGAAATCACCTTACGGTGAATTTCAAAATGTGTTACTAAGTGAAACCGAATTAGAAAAGTTAAAAATTAAATTCGGAGAACAGGAAGCCCTTGAAAGAATAAAAGCTTTTTCGGAATCACTTCAAAGCCATAAAGATTATCAAAAAAAATACACTGATCATTATGCCACGATTTTAACCTGGGCGCGCTTGGAAGAAAAACGAAACGGAGTTAAAAACAATGGTCAACAAGGACAAAACAGAAACGAGAGCGGGGGAAAGGTTACAGGCAGGACACAAGGATTTACCGACGAGGAATACACTCGCTCGCTTAGATAGCGCCTTTGCCGGAATGTTGAAAGGTTATTCCCCTGAGGAATTGGCTGCAATCCCTCATACACCGGAAGAGATAAAACAGGCTAAAATCAAGCTCCAAAATGCTATTAAAAATATAAAGCATAATTGTGCCATTTGTCAGGATTTCGGATTCGTCCATCCCTGGTTAGATGGGAAAGTTGATTTCACTCAATTCGTGCCGTGTCAGTGTGCCCGCGCTGAAGTCGAAAAAAAGAAGAAAGCCAATCTGATCGCTTATTGCGAAATACCCGAAAAAGGAACCTTAATGACCTTTGAGAATTTTAAAAAATCCCCTCTAACCAAAGAGGCTTTTGATATCTGTCTTGCCCTGGCTAAAGGGGAGAGTGAATATAATTTTATAACTCTCATGGGGCATTCCAACCACGGTAAAACTCATCTCGCAATAGCTATCTGCAACTATCGGCTCTCACATGGTCAACCAGCTAAATATGCCTACGTCCCAATGCTTCTGGATGAACTGAGAATTGGTTTCAAAAAGGACGGCGACGAATCATATATGAGCCGGTACAACACCTTCCTCACCGTGCCTATTCTCTTGCTGGATGATCTTGGAACGGAGAATGACACAAAGTGGGCGCAAGAACGTTTGGACATGATTATTGACTACCGCCTGATGCACAAATTGTCTACCGTGGTAACGACCAATTTACCGACTGATAAACTGCCTTTCCGAATAGCAAACCGCCTGAAAAGAGACGGGAAAATAGTCATCATCACCGGACCTGAATTCGAGGTAAAAAAATGACCATCCATTTTACCGAAGATGGAGTAAGGCTTGTTAACTGTTTGATCTGTCTGGATGCGGGCTGGGTTCACCCTCGTAAAGAGGACGGAACTCCGGATTACAGCCAGACCGTACGATGCTCATGTAAAACTCAAAAAGTCGAAAATAATCAATTACCGTTGGGAGAAGAATCAAATGGAAATAATCTATCATCCGAAAGGTAAGGCCGGGGAATATGCTGACTGGGCGGCCAATTTGTTCACAGGATGTTCTCACGGCTGCTTATACTGCTATGTCCCCGCAATCATTCACAAAACCCGTGAAGATTTCGCAAAGGTTGAGCCTCGGAAAAACATTCTTTCAAAGTTGGAAGATGATGCCTGTTATCTATGTCTGCATCCTGAAATGGGGAAATCAGTCTTTCTTTGTTTTGCCTGTGATCCTTATCCTCCTGAAGATCAAATGGTAACTCGCTGGGCTATAGAGATTCTTCACCAAAACGGTATCAGTGTGATGATTCTTACCAAAGGTGGATTCAGGGCGATAAGAGACTTCGATTTGCTTACCCCGGAAGATCAATTCGGAGTGACGTTGACCTGTCTTACGGTCGCGGAATCCGATAAATGGGAACCCGGAGCTGCCAGCCCCGGCCAGCGCATGCTTTCTCTTAAAAAGGCTCACGATTACGGGATCAAGACCTGGGTAAGCCTGGAACCGGTTTTAAACCCTGAGACTACTTTAAAGATCATTCGGGAGACTCACTCATTCGTCGATATGTACAAGGTGGGAATCCTGAATTATCATCCCCACACACAGTCCATTAATTGGCGTAAATTTGGTCAGGATGTGGTCGAGCTCCTGGATGATCTGAAAGCCAAATACTACATCAAAAAGGATTTGGAAAGCTATTTAAAGGTGGGAGTGTAATGTTAAAACCCTTCTTAATAGCTGACTTGTTTTGTGGAACTGGCTGTTCATCCGACTTTAGGATGTTAACGCATATTAGCCTATTTTCAGGAATTGGATGTAGTGATATTGCCTCTGGGTGGGCCGGATTTAAAACGGTCTTGATGTGTGAAATTGATAAGGATTGCCAAAAAGTCTTGAATAAACACTTCCCAGGGGTACCGATCATTGAGGATATAAAAGATGTCACGAGAGAATCAGTTATTGCCAACACCGAGAGCCACAAAGACAACCAACGAGAACGCGGAAGCATGGCAGAAGAGGCAAGCGGACGGGAAGGTACCAACCTCTCCTTTAGCGTTAGCAATAAACCTTTTACCAACACCTCAAGTATTCGATGCAACGGGCGGGAATCTGAAAGGGTTTATGCAAGCGTCATTATCAACAACAATGGGCTACCGGATCACCTGATATCAAAAGACCTAATCCACACGGAACTCCTGAAGAGCGATTCTGGAGTCATGTTGATAAACGAGGAGTGGATGAATGTTGGAATTGGACAGGTTTTTGTGATAAAGACGGTTATGGTCACTTTCGCGTTGGGAAAACCCAGACGCCGGCTCACCGCTTTTCTTATGAGTTACAAAATGGGCCTTTACCTTCGAATATAATGGCGTGCCATAAATGCAATAATCCACAGTGTGTTAATCCTTCTCATATTGAACCAGGTGATCAACTTGAAAATATGGCTGATAGAGTGGCTGCTGGCCACTACACTTCAGGCGAAAATCATCCCATGGCAAAGCTATCTAATAAGCAAGTAGCTGAAGTGAGGGGAGCATCGGGAACCTATAAAGAAATTGCAGATCATTTTGGTATCTCATTATCTCAAGTTGGAAATATCAAACGAGGTGATCAACGTGTCTAACGCACTATTAATCTATCTTTCCGAGGATAGAACCTGCGCTCAGACTTCCTGCCAGAAGACCATAAAGGCAGGCGAAAAGGCTATCAGGAAATCAGTTAAGGAAACGAAAAGTGAATCTGCTCATAATGAATATTTTCACGAAAAGTGTTACGGAGGGAAATAGTGAATAAACCTGTTTACGCTCTATCAATCAGGCCACCTTGGGCATATTTCGTAATTTACGGAGTTCCTTACGGAATCGCGGTAGACAATGGTGATGGATCTCAATCAGTAAAAGATTCAGGCAAGGTTATTCTAAAAAACTTTGAAAACAGAAGTCGCCCTGTACCGAGGAATTTGGGCGGTAAGCCTTTCATTCTACCTCAGCGGATTTATATTCATGTTTCAAAAGGGGAAGACAAGATTGACGATGTGTTGGAATTTTGTGTTTATAAAGTCGGATTACCTTTCGCCTCAATCCTGATGTCGTATTCAAAGCGGTTGCCGCGCGGGGCAATAATAGGGGAAATTGATCTAGTTGACTGCATTAAAGTCGAGGGGTGGCAACCTGATATATCTCCATGGCTGGTAGGCGATTATGGATATGAATTAAAAAACCCTGCCCTTTATGACAAACCGATCCCCTGCCGCGGTGCCCTGGGATTCTTCAAACCGGAGGTGTCTCATGATAGCTAAACCTAAGAGCAAACCGAAGAAGAAAGTCCAACTGAAGCGAAAAGTGCAACCTGCGCAAAAAAGCAAACTGAACACGAAGTTAACAAAAATAGGCTTGAAAAAGCCAGAACGCTCAAGCATAAATAACCAGGTTAAAGCGAGTAGTATGCAAAAAATGCATACTGGCTTTCATCCGGTACCGAAGCCCGGTACTCGAAACGGCATCCGACAGGTTAGCAACCGTCAGCGCGAACGGGAACGGAATTTATTAAAACTCAATCATTATCTCAGGGCGAAGAGAGCAGATCACCATTGTGAGATACCGGGATGTTTTTCAAGCTGGCATATGCAAGGGGCCCACATTATAGGCCGTGGAATAGGCGGGAAAGATAATGCAGGAAATTTAATCGAAGTCTGTGGCGATCATCACGATCACGTGGAGTATGGGAACGGTCTGCCGATGGATACGCAAAAACTTCTGGCATTAATAGACGAGAAAAATAGGGAACGAGGTATTAGTAAATTTATGACTGGTGACCAAGTTCCAAACGGAGAGGAATATGAAGATTTTAGATTGTAAGCATGAAATACCAAACCCTGTAACATTCCCAGTGGACGTTCAGGATATTAAAAAGTGTCCTGAATATCCGAACGCTATTATTTCGGGTTTTATCATAGACTTTGAGGTCTTAGAGGTTGATAGATCAAAATTAGAATCAGTCACACTCAAAGATAAAGAAGGTGTGGAATGCAATTTACTCCTAGCGAAATTAGCCTGTAAATACCTTTTGAGTGAGCCTAAATACATTCAGCAAGCTGACAAATGTATTATTTTCGTGTGGCTGCATCCGGTTACGGACAAATGGATGGGTATTCAGTGTAAATATTATAACTATCTCCGGAATCGTTATCCGGGATGCAGTTTCTACGCAGGCCGGTGCGAACACGATAATGTGGCAGTAAAGATCGGAGATGAGATTAAAGGGACGGTTGCGCCTTTTATAGTAAGGCACCCTGAGAAAATAGAATAAAAAAGGAGAGAAATGAGACCAACTTATAGTAAAGGAATAAAAGACTCCACGTTTATAAGGACGGAATCAAACGCTAGGCCGGACGATCCGAATCCGGGAAAATGTTCCCGCTACGGGCAGACCTTGATCATCCTGCACAGTTTTTCGGACAAGGGGCATCTGGCAGTTTGCGGCAATCGGATATGTCCTGATTACGCTCAACCTCAAAGATATCTTAAATATCCGAGGTTCGCACAAAATGAAATCGCACCCAAACTCCAGGGAGTCTGTAATTGGAGAATAAGGCATTGAAAACCATTGAAACTGTCATTTACATGGAACCCGTTGCGAAAGGTCGCCCGCGAGTCTCTAATTTTGGAGGCCATGCCAGAATATATACACCCAAAGCCACAGCAACCGCCGAAGCGGATGTGAAAGCGCTTATCCGGACGCAGGTAATGAGATTAGGACAATTTGACGCCGGTGTCCCTTTACATTTGACGGCGATATTCTACCGAAAACGCCCGGTGAGTCTGGCTAAAAAAGTGTTTTATCCAGTCCAGAAGCCCGACGTGGACAATTACCTGAAGTTATTACTGGATGCGTTGAACAAGTTTGTATTCCCTGATGACTCAGCCGTGGTATCAATGATTGTAAAAAAGCGGTTTGCTACCCCGCCATCAACACCTTGCATATATTTGATAATCAAGGAAGAAAGGGAGGTTTGAATGCGATTGTTAGATGGTCCTTGCCAGGGGAATTATCTGGTTAAAAGAGCGCCGGTTTATCTGCGAGCCGTCAAAGATAAAAGCGGGGAAACTGACGTTTTAGACCAACTGGAAGACACACCAAAGGATACCGAGACGGTGTATGTTTACAAGCTGGTTGATGGCACTCCGGGAACCATCCATCTTTACGGCAAGAATATTTCCGGCTGGTTTGCAATAGCCGATTATCGTTATATGTCGGAAGTGGACGGGGAAACGTTACGAGATACAGTGGTATGGCGGGAATGGGCAATAAAACAATTAACCGGAGTAGAATTTTGAATTTGAGGGAGGTGTTGAATGCCAAACTGCATTAAATGTGGACTGCCTGTCCACTACGAATACATGGGGAAAGACGAGGGAAATGTGACTAAGGCGATGTTGTTGCATGATGACTATAAGAAGGCTTGGAAGGTCAAGAACGGCATAGCGCTGAATCTACATTTCGTGGAGGTAAAACGATGAAATCATCAAAACGAAGGACTCTGAAGATAAAAACAGAACAGTGTGCTCATTGTCTATATAACGATGTAAAAAGGAAAGACAAAGGACTCGACCCTTGTGTTTCCCCAACCGAAATAGAGATTCGGGACGGTAAATGCCTGGCATATGAATATTATTAGCGAGGCGTCAAGATAGAACCTAATAAAGAATGTGAAGGTTGCTCAGGTTGCGAAACTACAGGCGGAAGGATTAATTGCTGGAAATTAAATCTAGATACAGTAAGTTTTTATTACTATCGGGAGCACAATCACAAAGGCGAACAGTGTATCTATATTCCACCCTTGACTTGCCAGGAAGGCTATTGCTCGAGGTGTGAGATAAAGAGAGAGAGGCGTTAAAATGGAAAAAATACTTCAAACCTGCTCTAATTGTAAAAGCTGGAAAGAATGTCCGGGATTTGAAAGTTTCACTATCCGCGATATCCATTATTGTCCCGATCAGATTAGATGGATACTCGCACATCTCATCAGCATGGAAAACGGAAAATGGCCAATGGAATATTCGACTCATCTCCCGGCTGAGCCTTCCAACAGGCAACCTCCAGGACCTGCCCCGTTCGAACGCATAAAGGATATCACAGGTGAGGTATCGCGTAGAGTCGAACGCTGCGGCAATGACGGTAAGCTGACCTTTCAGGTACTTTCAGCAGGCTGGGATATTCCGACACTATCAGAGATATCGGGAATAGAGGAGCGAAAATACGAACGCAGAGTAAGACGAGTAGTCAGTTACTGCTCAGGCGAAAAGGCGCGGAGAGTCAGTTATTTCGAATTCTGTAATAAGCGGAAAAGTGATATAGTTAACAGAGAGGGAAAACAATTATGAACTGGAGACCAAAAGGGTGGGTAAGGTTAACGTCAACAAACGAGTCAACTGAATTATTAGAGAGAATGAGCTATGAACAAGGGGCCGATGCCATGCTGGAGGCGTTGAGAAAAACGGGCAAACGATCTGTCCAACAGAGTAGTTGGAATGATCTCTTAGAGGCTAAGATCGATGATGTAAATGCAATATCAGCTCCTGAATGTCCCCGAGGATTTATGGTCTTTATACCTGACGATTAAAACCCGCAAAATGCCCAAAATGCGGATTAGAAAATATGTTCTTGACAAATATCTGAGATTGAGAGTATATTGACAGTCAATAGAGAACTTTACTTAAAACCGCTGAAGAGGCGGTTTTTTAGTTCACAAAACGAGTTTTATAAACTGTCATATCGGTTCTTCCAAAATGGGAACTTGCGAACCGGAGTGAACTTTGATACCTTTTAACGTCGGGCTGGATGCCTCCGTGAAAGCGGTAAAATGGGATTCCAGCCCATTTTATTACCCCCTCCCGAAGAAAATATTATGGTAAAAAAACTTACAATCAAACAAGAAAACTTCGTTCGTTATTTGATGGAAGGTATGAACCAACGTGAAGCTTATGTAAAAGCAGGTTATGCTTTTAAATCCTCATTAGCGGTAATGGATTCGAATGCTTCACGCTTAGCAAGTTCTGAAAAGGTCGCAATTCAATTAACTAAACTCCGAAAAAGGGCTGAGGATGCCAGTGTTTCCTCGGTTCTCGAACGCAAGCAAATTCTGACCGAAATCGAGCGGGCTGACCTCTCTGATTTCGTGGACTCCGATGGTGAGACAATCCGTTTCGGTAAAGACCTTCCAAACCATCGGGCGGTAGCCGAATTCAGTATCACAACCACGTACACTAAAAAAGGCGAACCCGTTGTTACTAAATCGATCAAACTTCGTAATTCTATAGGCGCCATCCAGGAACACAATAAAATGGAACGAGTCTACGATGACTCTCCCAAAATCAACGTCAACATAGATCAACGGCAATTAAACGTTTATGATCTTTCCACTCTATCAGACCAGGAGTTAGATATCCTTGAGCAAATTACTCGAAAAGCCACTCCCATTGGGACAAATACCACTGGAGGCGATATTAGCAGAACGGAAACGCCGTAATCAGACCGACATCGTAAAATGGGCTGAAGAGAATTTTTATATTAAAGAAACCTCTCAACCTATTAAGTTCTACCCTCATCAAAAAGCCGTCTTACGATACATGTTTAAAAGGGATTCTCAAGGCAAATTTAGATTCCAGACTGTGATATATTCCACTCCAAAAAAATCGGGAAAAACCGTGACGGCTGGTGTTGCCGTCCGCTGGGCTGCTGAAACCTGGGGAAAATATAACGAAATATACTGCATCGGAAACGATCTTGAGCAGGCTAAAGAGAGGTCATTTAAAGCAGTAAAAACCAGTGTGGAACTTGACCCGCTGTATGATAGGCAACATAATTCACTCCCTGATAAATGGTCTCTGGCAATGGAGTCTATGATCTGCCAGTCCACAGGGTCAAAAATCAAGGCTATAGCGGCGGATTACCGGGGGGAAGCTGGTTCCAACCCTGCGCTATCTGTCTGGACGGAACTTTGGGGGTACATCCATGAGGAAGCTGTAAGATTCTGGGCTGAAATGGCACCGTCTCCAATCGTTAAAAACTCTATGAGAATGGTTGAGACTTACGCCGGATACGAAGGCGAAAGTGAACTTCTCTGGGGACTCTATCAATCCGGGGTACTCGAAGGCCGTCAATTAACTGCCTGTGAACTGGGAGACCTGGGAGCCTTTGCAGAAGCTCCCAATCCGGATGATAAAGTGCCTTGCTATGTTAACGAGGCGGCCGGCATATTTGCTTATTGGGATGATGGGGAACAATCCCACAGAATGCCCTGGCAGCAGGGTGAAGAAGGGAAACGCTATTATGCTTCTGAGGCGGCAACCCAAACTCCAAACCAATTCACCCGGTTACATCACAATAAATGGGTAAGTGCCGAATCATCTTTTGTCCCGATAGAGTGGTGGGACTCCTGCCTGAATCCTCTTCCTCTCAAGGTTGGAGAAAAGACGCCGCTGGTTATCGGATTAGACGCTGCGGTCTCAGGTGATTGTTTTGGACTTGTGGTAGTATCCCGGGATCCTCTCAATCCTAAGCAGGGCATCGCGGTTAGGGCTTGCAGGGTCTGGACACCTCCGAAAGGCGGCAAGATAGACTTTATCGGGCCGGAAAACGCTGTCAGGGAATTTTGTAAAATCTACAACGTGATTGAGTGCTGTTATGACCCTTATCAGCTCTACGATATGGCGACGCGTCTGGCTAAAGAGGGTGTAACCTGGATGAATCCATTTGATCAGGGTGCCAAACGAATGGAGGCCGACAAGGGACTTTATGATCTGATCTTGCAGAAGCGAATCAGACACGATGGGAATGCAGAACTTAGAGAGCATATAGCTAACGCCAATGCCAAACAATCAACCGATACCGATTCAAAAATGCGGATAGTTAAGAAAGCCGAAAGTCGAAAAATTGATCTTGTAATTTCTCTTTCTATGAGCGCATTTGAATGTTTGAGGTTGAATATCTAGCCCATTGATTCTTTGGTTTTGGATTTTATATATCCTGCTTTGGGATTGCCACGAGGTTTATTTTTCCAATAACCCAAATAGGATAATTCATCTTTAAGAATGTGAAACAGTTTAGATCGAGGATTCATTTCGCGAATAGCTCTTCTTAACTGAATTTCATTTATGTGCATACTGTCAATTGTAGATTAAGCAGGGGTTAATAGTCAATTATTGAGGTAACCAATGCCAAACGAAACCAAACCTGAAAATAAATCAGTCCAGATCAAACCTCAGTTCGAGGAAATGCCGCGTTCCAGTTATGTCCTCTCTCTGGCATCTATTGCCGATGACATTATTCCCTGGGGCGGTAACCCCCATGCGCGGGATATCCTGTTAAGATCATTCTGGCCGACAGAGCCTTACCTGGCCAGTGCTATTTACACTATTATCTCCCGTAATGTGGCTTTCAACTGGACTCTGGACGGACCTCCCCGGACAGTCAAGGTTATCCAGGATATGCTTCATAACGCCGATCTGGGCCGGGGCTGGTTATCGTTTATCACTAAGCTGTCTATTGATTTATTCACCTGCGATAACGGCGCATTTATTGAGGTTATTAGGGGCGGACTATCAGAGACTTCCCCGGTTATCGGTATTGCTAACCTTGACTCAGGACGATGCAGGCGCACGGGGGTCCCGGACTGGCCTGTAGTCTATACTGATCGGAACGGTGCAGAACACAAAATGCTTCCCTGGCAGGTCATTACGGTTGAAGAATTCCCCAGTCCCATTGAGACTATGAATAATGTCCAGATGTGCGCTGTCTCCAGAATCCTCAGAATGGCTCAACTCATGCGGGATATTTCAGTCTACAAGAGGGAAAAAGTATCCGGTCACGCTAGGGCCATTGACCTGGTATCTGGCATCCGGACTCAGGAAATAGAGGATGCTCTCAAGGCGCATGGTGAAGAGCAGGCTGCACAGGGATTTATCAGATTTATCAAGCCTATGATTTTTGGCACTCTTGACCCTAACGCTAAGGTCGCTCATGAGAGAATCGATCTATCTTCCTTACCCGATGGGTTTGACGAAGAAGTCACGATGAAATGGTATATTTCTTTACTGGCCATGGGTTTCGGAGCGGACTATCAGGACTTCGCACCTTTTCCTGGTGGCGGGCTCGGATCTTCTCAACAGTCTCAAATCTTACATCAGAAGAGTCGCGGGAAAGGTCCAGCGCTCTTTATGAAAACCCTGGAGCATAAATTCAACTTCCACGGCGTTATCCCTCAGAATGTAACGTTTAGATATGATGAACAGGACACCGCTGGAGACATGGAGCAGGCCTCCCTTTCTAAAATGCGAGCGGATACCGCCAATGTTTATGTACTTAATGGGGTACTCACTCCAGAAGCGGTTAGGCAGCAGATGTTAGATCGTGGCGAACTTACTCAAGAAGAGTTCGACAAACTCCAGATAGAACCGGATGTCACGCCGGATGTTGTAGCGAATGATACGGAACCGTTGGAGTCAAAATCCAGGGGTTCCAAGTTCAATGAAAATCACGATCCGGATAATGGACAATTTGCGGCGGGAGAGGGAGGTGGGGGAAGTTCTGGTGGGAATGATGATTATTCTGATACAAGTTCATTATTTGGTTATAATTATTCACCATCGAGTAAACCTATTAAAAGTGATGAATATAAGCCCACGGAGCAAGAGGAAAAGTGGGCTAATAATCTACCAGACAAAGAAAGACAATCAATTCATAGTTGGCAAACAGGAGGGACTAATTATATAAGAAATTATCAAATAACTGGGAAAGCCGATGAAACTGGGGAAGCTGATGAATATTACAAAAAAATAACCGCCAATTTTGAATCCTCTTTAGACAAAGGTATACCCTACAAAGGTGAGGTTTATAGGGGCTTACACGATTTGAATGACGATTCATACGAATCGGTGATTAACAGTAAAGAAATTACATTAAAAAGTGTAGCTTCAGCATCAATATCAGAAGAAAGAGCTAAGTTTTTTATTCAACCTATTGGAGATAAACCAACAAAAAGCGTATTGTTTAAAATAGATAACAAAACAGGGGTGAATATATCCGCTGTATCAAATGATAGTTTTAAACATGAAGTTGAAGTTGTGTTAAGAAAAAACACTAGATATGAGGTTGCATCCATTGAACCGACTAAATTTAACTATCACGATGGTGTGCATAATGCTGATAAAACCATCGATGGTGCAATTATACATTTAAAAGAAAAATAGATTTATTTTTTCCTGGGTTTATTCCAGTATGGCGATTTACATTCGGGATTGGGGCAGACCTTGGGGAATGCTTCAGAGCGCGGAGGCCATGTGTAACCACACCGTAGGCATTTTAAAATAGGTAATATAATAGTCGGTTCTAACCCTGTTCCTTTTAGTATGCTTGCAAGTATAATATCCAGATCATCCGGTATCATGTGAGGTCTTACTGTGTTGGTGTAGGCGGCAACAACATCAAATTCGCCCATATTATGTCGATATGCAATAATATCCATTCCCCAAAACCATATTTTGATTATCTTGCCATCATCTTGAGTTATTATTGCTTCGGGTTTTATTTTCCGTCTCTCCATTTCGGCGACATATCTTTCTATTCCGGGGACTGTTTTCCGATATTCCGCTGCGGGAATATCATCAGTATCCATCCCAAACGTGGGGTAATTTTGCTTAATTTTCATTTTCTCAACTCCTTTTATTTAAAGCTATCCAATCCAATTTCTTAAATCATCAATTTTAGGAAAAAACTCTACGGTTGCCAGTTGAATATCTTTTGGCAGTTCTTTCGCATTAGCAACAAATATTGACCACCTAATGTTGTTGCGGTTTTCAATAACCCAGGATGCTGTTTCTATATTCTTTAGTTTATCAGCGATTAGTTTTTCGATAGCTTGGCGTGTATTCAGTATTTTAAGTTCGGCAGTACAATCTTTCAAACGATCATATCTTTCCTGTGCTTCTCTTAGATTATTATTGCCTTTGGCGATAGCAGTGTTAATAATGGATTCCGCCCATTTGATTTGTTTCTGTGTCCCGATCATTATGTGCTCCTTAATCTCTATACTTAACAGTATATACCGATTAGTATAGTTTGTCAATAGGTAGGTTAAAAATAATGCGTAAATATTCCGATGATACTTTAGATTTTATAAAACTTACCCCAAAATCCAAATCCCTTAAGCGTCCTGATTTTATGGATAGAGAACGCCGGAAAGCCGAAGCCGCATTCCAAACGGATATCCAAAAAGCTCTTACAGACTCCCTTGCTGATTTTAAAAAAAAAATCCTGAGTAACAAATCCCAAAAAGAATACTTGCCATTTGCCGATGACATAATTAACGATGAGGAAATGTGGGAAACCTTCAGAGTCCGGGTAGTCGGCGCCGCTCAACCTTATTTTAGGAACGGTGCTCTTCAGGCGGCCGCTTATAATGCCAATCTGGGACTGGGTGTTAATATGGACTGGGTCAATCAGGCTGTATTAGACTTCACACGCACGTATGCTAACGACTGGTGGATGGAGTTAGCCAAAGTCACACGCGACGGCCTCAGGAAGGCGATTGTAGCGTGGCAGGAAACCGGACTTGGTGAACAGGGCCTCCAAGACCTTGTCAATTCCATAACTCCCTTATTTGGAGAGGATAGAGCGCGCCGGATTGCAATCACAGAGACGACTAAGATATTCGATGAAGGAAATAAACTCGCTCATATTTCGGCGGGCATTAAATACGAGCAGTGGCAGACGGCAGAAGATGAATTTACCTGTCCTGTCTGCTCAGGTCTGAACGAACAGTATTTCCCAACGGAATCGGGGCCTAGACCGGTAGTCGACACCCATCCTAATTGCCTATTACCAGACAATGAAATCCTAATCTCTAATTTGATTGCTGGAAGCAGGGCTCATTATTCCGGTAGGGCTATTGAAATATCCACTGCTAGTGGGAATAGACTGTCCGTTACCCCTAATCACCCGATACTCACCAATAGTGGGTTTATTAAGGCTAAGATGTTGCAGGAAGGAGACTATGTAATCAGCGGCACCGATAGTAAGCGGATAATTTCTGCAATCAACCCAGATAATAACCAGAGACCAACCCGAATTGAGGAGATATGGAACTCGCTTTGTCTGAGTTCTAAGATGGTGACTAGCCATATGCCAACCACCCCCATTGATTTCCACGGCGACGCGGAGTTTTTCAACGGCAATATCGACATTGTATATTCCAATAGCTTTTTGCTGAATAATATCAAAAATCCCTTTTTGTTTCAGCATATTAACAAAAATAAACTCGGTATTAGAGGCATGAACAAGAGTTCTTTCCAAGGTGATAGCCCTCTTTTCTTTTTCGACAATAGAGGCTTTGCGCCCCCGAACGGCAGTATGAGCAGCCGCGCTTCTCGATTGGCGTTGCTCGATAGACATATGAGACATCGACACGGTATTAGCCTGGCTTCCATTTCGAGGTTTAATTCCGGCATTTATAATGGCCCGATGGATCACGTTTCTAAAAATACCGTACTTCTTAGACAAGGCAAGTTCAGATATCCCAGAGATGTATTCGGAAATCAAAGTTTCAGGAATAGGGATGCACCGATCAACTCTAATAATATTGCGACTATCCAACAATCTGTAAAGGGTTTGGGGACTTATTTTAAACTCGCTAACCAAATCACGCACGCATTCGCCGGATTGATAACGCTTGATAAGATCGTCAGAATTAGGGATTATAATTTTAACGGCCATGTTTACGACCTCCAATCTATAGAACAATTTTACATCAGCAATAACATAATTGTCAAGAATTGCCGATGTATGCGCGAACCTGCGGCAAATTATAATCCGGTGGAGTAAAGATGAAAAACTTAATCCACATTATAAGAAAATACTTATACGGTGAATGTCCGACTTGTCATGGGACTCACTTTAAGCCTGTTTACGGCTGGAGAAAACAGACGTGTGAACACTGTGGAGAGACAGTCAATTATTAGGAGAAACATGGAAACAGAATCAGAATTAGACGAACGAGTCTTATTTTACGGTATGACCTCAACTGGGGAAATCGTGCCGATTTCAGTCGATTCGAATGGGCAAATAGGAGGAATTTAGATGGCAGTAACGCAACACGCTATAGATAAAAGAGCATTAGCCTTTGGTAGAGTACAAAATACCGAACGGCAATTCATGCCCGTTTTGGTTGATTCTCAAGGCAGAATAATATTATCCGGTGTGCCTTCAGGCGGTGCCTTAGAGTCTACAAGTCAGACAATATTGAGTTACCTTGGTACTCCTGTATCCACTGATTTAACCATTATTAAAAATAAAACCAATCTCATTCCCGCCGACATATCAACTCAACTAGATACTAATATTCCCGCCATTTTGGCTAAAGTTGGACTTCTCAATGGTATCACCGGTACCTTTACAACCTCATCCGCCACAGTTCCTGCCGATACTTCAAGAACTGAAGGAGCGAACTATTGGAAGGATGCAACCATCGTACCCATTTCAGGAGCTGCCGCATGGCAGAAACGCCGGATAAAATCCTTTGCTTCGGGTGTTTTTACTCTTTATCAAGGTTTCGATTCAGCTCCCGGTCTGGTTGGTTATATTCTAATCCCAGATCGCAATAGGGCATATTATGAGACCTATACCTATGCTCCCGGACTCCAAGATACGGGAGACTTGGAATCTTCCACTAAAACCATATCTGCCACAAGTGAACCAGGAACGGCGGATTACACTTCTTCTCTAACTCTTCCAATCCCAACCGACTCCAGACTTCAGATAGTTCGTATTGGGACTCGGTCAAGTATCGTATCTGATTCTTTAAATGCCGGATGTACTTCGTTAAGATGTCGGATTTATGTTGATACTCAGGACGCAAATCATTTACTTCACGATATTACAATAGCTTCTGCTACTACCACTCTAACGACTCAGGACTTACTTACCGGAACAAAGGATACCATCTATGCCCTTTTGAAAGACGGTAACGCTCATTCCTTTAAGTTCTTCTTCTGGGTGAACTCTGGAAACGCTGTTATTAGTCTTGTAGAACTGTTTGAAGGAGTTGGCAACACAGGAGCATCTAACACCACTGCTATTTTAAAACTCGTCTTTATGGGGTTGGTAACTGCTGGCTTTGATCTTAGAAGAAATGGTTCCGCTGGAAGTGGCGGTTGCGGAATGTATGTCGATACGAATAGTTCATTCGGAGCCAGATTATACGGAAGTTATTCCTCCGGTTTGGCAGGAAGTGGATATCAAACAAACTGTGCTGGAATCGTTATGCAGGGAAACCTGTATCTCAATGGGTATGCAGCAACGGGTGATCTGGTTTACATTAACAGCTTTATGTGCTCAATAAGGAGTGACACTTAAATGAATATCAAAACTTTTTGTCGAAGTATGCCGGAATATCTACATGGTCAGATAAGTATTGGAGGCGACTTCTTGTCCTTCATAGACGAGAAGGGAAATATCTACTCATGGCCAATCATAGATGGAGAACTCCAGGACTTTGATTTTGACAAGTTTCAGGAAGCAAGCGGAATTAAGTTCTTGGAAATAGAGGAAATCGGTCAGGAGTCTTCAGAAATCTCAAATGACGATATTGCCGCAGCCCTGACCGATATTAATTCAAGGCTTGAAAATATAGAATCTGGAAAATATAGAATCTGGAAACAATAAGTTGGGTTTGTGGACACGAATTAAAAACGTATTTACAGGATAGAATTATGATCAAACTCGAAGCCATAGCGCCTAAGAATCTAATAGCCGATAAAAATAAAATTGTTGCCGCTCTCTATCTGGCTGTGCAGGATACGGTAAGCGAAGGGCAAAGATATATAGCAAAGTATCCCCCTCAAACGTTAACAAAAACTGGCTATCATCGGACCGGAACGCTTAAAAAGTCATGGTCAAGTGAAATCCATATGGGCGGTAATCGAATAGAGGGAATTGTCGGATCGAACTCCAATATCGCTCCATACAATCGGGACGTGCAGGGCAACTCCGGCGACCGCAATCCGATGTTTAATAATGCAGGATGGCCCGGGATTCCCGAGCTTAAAGAAAAGATGAATACCGAACTCAAAAAACGGATAGATCAACAAATGGAAAGAGCAGTAGGAGGCAAATAAGATGCCATACACCGGAATTACAGACGAATCTTTACCCGAAAATGTTAAGAAAATGGACGACAAGATGAAAAGCCAGTGGATAGGCGCGTTCAACGGATCCCATAAATCCTGTATGGCTAAAGACGGCGCGGACGCTAAACAGTGCGAGACTTCGGCCTTCGCGATAGCCAATGCGGCCGTTAAAGGCAAAAAAGACTGGGGAGATGAAAACACCTCGATGTCTTGTAACATTGCGAACGCGCCGGTTATCGATATGACCGCTACCACTTTTGAGGAATTGGAGGCCGATGAAACAGTACAGGAACAGGCAGAAGAAATGCAGAAATTGAACAAGCAGACGATGACACTGGTAACCAACGTTATCAATGCAGATATCCCGGATAAACCTTCAGCGCTACAAAGGATAGTTGACGGATTGAAATTAAAACTGTCCAAACTCCTGGGAAAGAAATTGGAAACCCCCACGGATACCCCCACGATAGAAACCGGCATGGCGGAAAAGAAGCCTGAAAATTCCTACTTTACACTTACCAAAGACAAATCCGGTGATTACCGCTGGTTTGCCCTTGTCTCTAACCATTTCAGGGATGCTGACAATCCCCCGGAAATATTCGAAACCAAGGCGCACAGGGATTTTGTTGACTATCTGGACAAGGGCGGCAAATATCCAGAATTGTGGTTATGGCATACACCAGGAACCAAATGCGGCAAAGCGGACTGGATAGATTTTGATCACGGCTTCCTTATGGCATCCGGGACTTTTGATAAGGACAAAAAGGATGTTGCTGATAAGCTGGCTGCTGATCCTAACCTGGGAGTCTCCCACGGATACAATTTCCACAACTCAGAAAAGGACAATAGCATTATCGATTGGTATCGAACATTTGAAATTTCGCCGCTCCCGAAAGAGGCAGCGGCTAATCCATATACAGGAATCGAAATAATTAGGCAGGAGGCCAAAAATATGAATGCAAATAAACGAGTATTCCTGGTAGACAAACTTGGTGAAGACAGGGTAAAGGAACTTGAGAGCCGCCCTGCTGAATTATCCAAAGCTCTCAAAGATCAAGGGATCGAATACAAAGAGATCGAGACTCCGGTAACTCCTCCTCCGGCGCCGGCAAGCACCAAAGAGATCGCGGATGCGGCTGTCAAGGCTATCACGGAATCCGAAGCGTTCAAGGCGATCAACACGGCTCTCACGGAAGCCAAAGCGAAGTCCGACAAGTTTGAAACGACTATTCTGGAGATGGGTAAGACAATCAAGGAACTCCAGAAATCCGATGATGAGAAAATTGCCGCAACTATCGCTCCCAAATCAACGGCGGCCGGATTAAAACGGGCATCGGAATCTAAGGACAACCTGGTTGATCCTGAAAAGGATAAGGAATTATCAGGAACTAAAGCGGCTCCCTGGCTGGGTGCTGCTCTAGGTGGCATGACAAAGTAGATTATTTTTCAAGAAATAATCAAGTAGCTCTCAGAAATGAGGGCTTTTTTATTATCAAAAAACATTAAATCAAAAATAAAGATTACTGGAGGTAATTTATGAAGAATTCAGTTTTGGATCAAATGCTCGACGAAATTGAGCAGAGACAAAAAGAACGGAACAAAGTCGGTTACAAAGTCACGGCATCCGGGACTCCCTCGACCAACTATATGCACGGCCCGGGTGGAATCTTCGGGGTTGATGGACTTGAGCAGGATTTGCTCAGCACACGCGTCCAGCCTCGTGGGCTCGCGGGTATGCTGCGCTCTATCCCCTCAGTCCGCACCAATCCCTTGTTTGCCTATCTTTCAGGCTTCACCGCTGAAAGTGAACCTGGAGATGCGGACGGTGTGTGCGATAACTGCCCGACCGCTGGCAATGCTAAATCTTGTATCCAGACCGCTCAATTCGGGCGCTATTGTTACAAGACTAAAGAATTGAATTTGACTACCGTTGGCTTGCAAATGGACAGAGGTGAATTCCTGGACCTGCGATTTGTCAATGATCCCATCCTGCAACAGATGGGCGGCATGTTGAATATGAACATCTCCGGCAGTCCTGATCTTGCCCGTGAAGTTCTTATGGCATGGGTAGCGGTCGGGGTGGCTATGCAGAACGTCTTGACCCGTCAAGTTTACGTCGGAAATCCGGCAAATAACAACACCGGCGGCGGGTACCGCGAATTCCCCGGCCTGGATATCCTGATTTCTACGGGGAAAATTGATGCACTAAGCGGGACGACTTGCCCTTCCCTGGATTCCGATGTTAAAGATTTCAATTATTCCCTGGTTTGCAACGGCGTGAATGACATCGTGGAATATATCGCCTATATGTTCCGCTATCTCAGGCATAATGCAACACGGATGGGCTTTGACCCAGTGGAATGGGTAATCACTATGAGAACCGAACTGTTCTACGAAATCACTTCTTGCTGGCCGTGTTCCTATCTGTCCTACCGCTGCAACACCGGATCGAATGATGCCACTATGGCTATTGACTCCGGTGACGCTATTGGGATGAGGGATGCCATGAGACAGGGTTCATACCTCTTGATCGACGGCATTAAGGTTCAGGTTGTTGAGGATGACGGTATTCTGGAAGAGGTCAACGGCGACAATGGCGCTATCGGCCCCGGACAGTATGCTTCAAACATCTATTTTGTTCCCTTGAGTGTCAAAGGCGGATTCGGAACTACATACCTGGAGTATAAAGATTACTCTCAGACCCTTATGCAGGGCGCATCGGATGGCAAACTCTCTGAGATGTATTGGACCGACGGCGGACGTTTTGCCTGGACTAAAGCTCAGAAAAACTGGTGTGCAATTTGGGAGGCACTCATTGAGCCTCGTCTTATTCTCAGAACTCCCCAGCTCGCGGGCGTGATCCAGAACGTTAGATATCAGCCGTTACAGCATACCCGGACGGCCTTCCCCGGTGATCCCTACTTCAAGGATGGCGGCGCAACTTCCCGACCTGGACCTTCCCTCTACTCCGATTGGAACAGAGGCCAGTAAAAGGAGTTTCCATGATTCGTAACATAAAAAGGGGTAAACATAACTTCAGGGTGATAGACGATAAAATCACATCATCCTGGAGTTATTGGGATTTGTATTGTGATGGAAGATGGGAGGCCTCGACCTTACAGGCGATCGATAATATATTGCCTGAAGGTGGCCTCCTGTTTGACATCGGGGCGTGGATAGGGCCAATGACGCTCTGGGCGGCAAAAAATAAGGATGCTGAGATCATAGCGGTTGAACCTGATCCAGAAGCGTATAGACAATTAATGGCTAATGTGGGAATGAACGGATTAGAACATCAGGTAGTCTGTCTTAATCTGGCAGTATCCCCGGACGGACTCCCTGCTCAACTTGGTATGCAGGTATCCGGGGACAGTTGCTCAAGTCTCACTCAAAAAGGGCAATCGAGCATCTATGTTAACACAACGACCTTAACCCAAATGCTGGAATATGGCAAACCTGATTTGATCAAAATGGACATCGAGGGCGGGGAAAGCCTTATTCTAAATGAACCGGATGAGGCAATCTATAGCATACCAATGATTATCTCTCTTCATCCCCAGTGGTACGCGCCAAACTCTAAAATAGCTGAAACCTTGAAACACTGGGACGTAACCAATATCGAGAGCACCAATTATCTTTGTCTGCCAAAAAGGAGTCTATGAAAAATATCTTTATCACAGGCGGCGCCGGATTCCTCGGCAAGGCTTTAATTAAACACTTTTACGGCAATGCACGTCTGACAGTCTATAGCCGTGATGAAGCCAAGCAAACTATTATCAGACAACAGTATCCGGATTGCCGGTTTATCCTCGGTGATATTAGAGGTTATGATCGGCTAGAACTTGCTATGAGCGGGCAGGATATCGTTATCCACGCTGCGGCTATGAAATACGTTCCTCAAGCTGAAACCAACGTGTCTGAGGCGA